AACTCTTTATATTCCGCTCCCATCTGATGGCGAACAGGGTCGTGTCGAATTTGAAATGAAGGCAATCGAAGCTGGAATTCAAGACTCTTCATTCCAAAATTATATGATTGAAAATAGAGATCGTATTTTAATTTCTCACAGAGTCCCACTTAGCAAGATCGGCTCTGGCTCTGGAGGAGATGCTGGTTCTGTATATGATGACAAAAACTTTAAAGAGCAAGTCACCAGACCAGCACAAGACGAGCTTGAAATTCAAATTAATAAAATTGTTCGTGAATTTACAGATGCATTTAAACTTAAATTTAATGAGCTTACCCTTACTGATGAACTGGCTCAAGCTCAAATTGATCAGGTCTACTTGGTCAATAAAACAGTTGTTCCAAATGAAATCAGAATGAGAATGGGCAAACCTCCAATTGATGGAGGAGATGAACCAATTGATCTTCATCCTGCTCAGGCAGCTGAAAAAACAGCACAGGCAACAGATTCAAGATCAAGGGATCAACAGAGAAATGCCACAATGTCTGAAAAAGATAGTGGAAGAAATCCAAAAGGAGCGGGACGTAAAAATCCATAGTAATTATTTTGTCTTTATCTAAATAGTTGCTATTATATAACATAGTATGAATATTCAAAAAGCAAACTGGAATAACAGTGAAAATCGTATCAATATTTCCTTTCCCTTCGCAAAGGTAGATAAGGAAAAAAGAACTGTCTCAGGATTTGCTACACTTGATAATATTGATCGTCATGGAGACATTGTAACAGCTGAAGCAAGTGAAAAAGCTTTTACTGCATTTAGAGGAAATCTTCGTGAGATGCATGCTCCAATCGCAGTTGGTAAAGTTCTTTCATTTCATCCAGAAGATTATTTTGATAAAAAGTCAGGTAAAACTTATAAAGGCATTTATGTTAATGCGTATGTTTCCAAAGGTGCTCAAGATACATGGGAAAAAGTTCTTGATGGAACAATGACTGGGTTTTCAATCGGTGGAAACATTGTCCAATCTTCTTTCGAGCCTGGAGACGAAATCAATTCAGATGAACGTAGAGTTATTAAAGAATATGACCTCATGGAGCTTTCACTAGTAGACTCACCAGCAAATCCTCTTGCAAGCATTTTTTCTATTCAAAAAACAATAGATGGAAAATCATTTGTTAAAGGTATGGCAGCAGACACAGAAATTGAAAATGTTTTCTGGTGCTCAAACGATCAAATTGCATCTACAACAAAAGCAGAAGCAAAAGATTGCGTTGTCTGCAACAAAAGAATGGACAACATTGGATGGATTGAAAATTCAAATACCGAAAAAGGTCTTTCAATTCAAAAAGTTATTGATGAGTATCTAAAGAAAGATGATGCTCCAGGTCCTGATCATTCCGCCACAACACAGGATGGCGATGCTGGAGTCGTTGATTCAAATGCAACAATCAACTTGCACCCTGATCAGAACAAAATAAAGAAGTCTGAATCTGAAAATGATTCAGAGAATGCTATTGAAAAAGGAGGTAAAATAATGGCAGACGAAAACACAAACGATGCTCCTGTGGAAACAACAGAGGCACCAGTTGAAGAAGTTGAAAAAACAGATGCTCCTGCAGAGGAAGCAGCTGAAGCTCCAGCAGAAGAAGCCGTAGAAAAGTCCGTCACTGGCGCAGAATCAGTAGATTCTTTTGCAAAGATGTTGACTGATATGCGTGACCTCTTTAGCGAAGCAATTAATAAGAATTCTGTAGAATCAGCAGAAGCAATTCAAAAGTCAGTAGATACAGTAGAATCTGCAAAAGCAGAGTATATGAATGCTGTAGCGGGAATCAAGAAAGAGATTGAAGGTCTAACCAACAACATTTCAGATTTCTTTAAGCGTATTGATGAACTTGAAAAGCGTCTTGCATCCTATGAAGGCGATACTGCAGTACAGAAATCTATTGGAGATGTAGACAGTGCTCCAAAAGATACAAAGTTACAAAAAAGTTTTTGGCAAAACTCCTTCCTCGGAGCAAGCGATTTCTAAAAATTTAAAAAATAAAAGGTGGTGAAATAAATAAATGAGCAATGAACTATTACAAAAAGTAATTGATACAACAAATCTTGGAACCTCTCCAGCAAATAACCTTTCTGGCGATGGCGTTACTAACTCAGGTACAGGTCTCCTATACCCAGATCAGGCTAACCGTTTCCTAGATTACATGTGGGATGCTACGATTCTTGCTAAGGCAGCTCGTACAATCCGCATGCGTTCTAACACAACTGAAATTGATCGTGTGTCCGTAGGACAACGTTTGATGACAGTAGCAGCAGAAGACCAACCACGTGAATACACAGGTGGTGCAGGTTCTGCAGTATCTGGAAACGTTCCATTTACAGCAGCAGGTGCAACATTCTCAAAGATCTCTTTGACAACTCGCAAGCTTCGTCTTGACTGGGAACTCTCAGCAGAATCTCTAGAAGATAACATCGAAGGTCCTGATCTTGAAGACCATATTGCACGTCTTATGGCAACACAGGCAGGTAATGACATTGAAGATGTACTTATCAACGGAACAGCATCAGGAAGCGGACTTATGTCAGCATTCGCTGGTTTCCGTGCACAGGCTATTGCTAATGCACACGTAGTTGATGGTAACGCACAGGGACTTGACAAGGCTGTATTCAACACAGCAATCAAGACTCTCCCACGTAAGTACAAGCAACGTCGTAACCAACTTCGTTTCTTCGTTGGATCTAACTTGGTTCAAGATTACCTATACAACCTCACAGCTAATGCTGGTTCAGTAAACCCTTGGGATATCGCTTCTGGCGTTATTCGTGGTGATGTTGTTGCTAACGATGGCGGTCCTGGTACCACTACTCCGTTTGCATTCGGTATTCCTGTAATCAACGTTCCATTGATTGATGAAACTCGTGACTCAGCAGGTCTTGGATATCAAGACAGCGGTTACAATTCAGCAAACGGTCTCTTTGGTGATGTCCACTTGACATTCCCTCAGAACTTTATCGTTGGTATCAAGCGTGATGTTGTTGTCTATCGTCTCTTCCAGCCAAAGAAGGACACAATTGAATACACACTATTCATTCGTGTCGGTTGTGCTTTTGAGAACTACGATGCACACGTTATCGTTAAGAATGTAAAGGTATCTGGAACTAACTTCGGTTCGTTCGGATCAGTAACTCACGGGTCTTTGGTATCTAATCCAAATGGCAACGTCAGAGGTACATTCTAATTTAACCTTTAAGGTGCTAAGTAAGAGGGGCGGAAACGCTCCTCTTACTCTTTTATTTACACAAATGGTATAATTTATACGAGATGAAAGGAAATAAAATGTCATTTGACACTATGAAAATCTCGGAATTAAAAGAAGTTGCTAATGGTTTTGGTATTGATTTGCCAGAAAAAATTACAAAGCAAGCTCTTATTCTTGCGTTGCAAGATGAAGGCGTAACATACGATATGTATGCTAAATTTAGTGGTGCTGAAAAAGAAGAAATGGAAGCACCAAAGGAAACAAAAAAAGTCACTCTTGATAGGTCAAAAACTATTTTGGTAAGAATGGATAAAAATAATCCTTCTTATACAGTTTATGGATATACGTTCACCAGAGAGCATCCGTTTGTAGCGATGTCCGAAGATGACGCACAAAGAATCTTTGATACAGAACCAGGATTCCGTCCAGCCACTCCAAGAGAGGCACAAGAATTCTATAATTAACTGGGGGCATTAAATGCATCAAATAATTCGTGGCACAACGGACACGGCAGAGCTTGAAATATATTATAACAGAGACTTAACAAATGCTGATGGAGATGTACTTGTCACAATTGTAGATGCAGACTACCCTACAACAGTGCTAGTTAATGGTGCTACGGCTTATAATGATGTGGAAATAGGAAGGTATACATACGGTTTAGGTGCTGCAGTAACATCCTTAAATCGTGTTTTAAAGGTGACATGGAGCTACACAATACATGGCACAGCTACATACCAAGAAGATTTTTACGAAGTTTATACGCCGTATGCATCCATTTCTGATATTATAGAATATTATAATTTTGGTACTCGCCCATCAGATATTAATTACAAATCTGAACAAGAAATACAGGCAGCAGAGTTTATTGCAAGAATGCAAGTTGAAAACTACGCTGGTCAAACATTTGGAAGAGGTTGGGGAAGCCAAGAAATATTTGGCACTGGCTCAGATGCCCTAGAGCTTACAGAAAGAATGCTTCAAATTCAAAAGTTGTATGAAAATGGTATATTGGTTCTTGATTATAGCCAAACGCCAGAATATAATACATTTGGATGGGAAGTAGAGCTAACACCAACAAATAGAGCAATTAGAGTAGTCAACAAAGACTATATGAATGCAATTACATACGATAGCACATTTGATCCAACTGTCATGTACTCTGGAGTTTTTAGAAGTGGATATCGTTATATGGTTTATGGCGAAAAGGGATGGTTATATGTTCCACAAGACGTTAGAAGATGCACTGTAATATTAGCTGGAGATTATTTGTCCCAAGATGCAGCATGGAGACAAAAATATTTGAGCAAGGTTAATCTCAGTGAAATTTCATTTGAACTTGCCAAGGGAGCGTTTAACGGAACTGGCAATGCAATTGTAGATCAAATACTTGATTCATATCGCAATGTCGGGATCGTGATAATTTAATGAACAATTCTGTTATACAAAGCATAATGAATATGAGTGTTGATATTTATACTCAACAAAATAGTCAGTCATCTAACAGTGGTGTTATAACTAGAGAATGGGTTTATAACAAAACAATTCAATGTCGTATTGAACCATTGAAAACTCGTGGTTCATCAAATAGAGCTGACAATAAAAGTTTTGATAACGGAAAATTTGATGAATATGATGAAAGACTTCAATTAAAAATGAAGTGTATGATTCCTATTTCAAAGCGTTGGAGAATAAGCGGAATTAAAAGTAATGATGGCAAGCAGGTTTATACAGAAATAGACAAAATTGATAATCCAGACACACAATTTGACGTCACTGCATCCCACGCCGTTTTGGATCCATTTGGAAAAATTTCTTATTATGAAGTAACGTTGCAAAGGGTACATATCCAAAATGATAACACTATCAGCAAATAATTTTGATATTTTAAATATTAAAGAAGAATTAGACTTAAAGGTTGGCGGAATAAAAGAGCTTACAAATAAGGTTGTACTAGAGGAATTTTCAAAAGCTGTTTTTACAGTTGGAGCAAAAGCTTTTGTAAAAGCTATGAATTTAGAGGCAAAAGCTAATCCTAAAAAATATCATCATTTATATGAATGGAATAAAGCTGGTATGAATACCCAAAGGTTATTTTTTTTATATAATGAATCTTTTGTTGGAGATACTTTAACAATAAGACCAGGATTTATTCAATCAAGAACACCAGTTCCAATTGCACCAGAACTTCTTACACCAGGAAAAACTGGAAAAATAGTTGCAGCAAAAAATGTTTTTAAAGATAAAGCTTCTGTTATGGAAAATGGAACTCCAATTATATATCGTGCTTCAAAAGCATTGCCAATTGCATCAGATGGAAAAATAAATTTTATCGCAAGAGGAACATTGGTCAGGATTAATAATCCAGGGGGTGTTGAAGTAAAGTGATCTTTTGAAGAATTTTTTCATTTATGGTTTGCGTCAAAGTTACAAGCAACCATCAATGCCTCTGGAATGATTCAAGCAATAGATGCAGAAACAGCAGCAGTTTTAAATAAAAAGGGTGCAGGAAGAACACAGGTCAAAACTGCTATAATTAATGTATTAAGACAATATTCAAGGGGTGAGGAAGTAGTATGACAGACTATAATGATTTAGCGGTATTTGCCATAAGAAAATATATTTGGCAAAAATTGCAAGATGCGGGGATTTTAAATGCTAATGATTATTACATTGACAGCCTAGGAACTTACTTGGTTCCAATTATTCCATCTCAACAAGTTCCAGAATTTAATAATTTGCTACCAGGCAAAACTTATATTGTTTATGACTTTGAGGTTAAGCGTATACCTATTCAGTGGTGGATGACAGAAGAGCTTCTTACTCTTGCCGCATTTTCTCAAAATTATGATGTGCTTAATAAAATTGGAAATCTTTTTAACGATCTTTTTAGAAGATATGATGAGTCTGCAACAGATGTAAACACCTATATAGCAAGTAATACCAATTTTATATTCCATCATATTTTAATTGATTCAATCTTTTCTCCAGAGCCTTTTAAGAATGAAGGAGATTATCAGGCGGCACAGACTATGATAACCTACTCATATTCTAGAAAAACTGACGGCTACGGAAGGTTTTAATTGGCTTTATTAGCCTCACGTGCTATTATTATATTACGAGGAAAAGGTTTGCCAAATTTTATCAAAAAATAAAAGGTGGTGAAAATAAATTATGGCAGCAAATGTAAAAAATATTATCGTTGGTGCAGCTCAGATCTTCATGAGCACAAGCTCAGGCTCTAGCCGTCCAACTACTGTTCCAGGAGCAGGTGATCTTAACTGGTCAACTCAAAAGGCAGCAGGATATCTAAACTCTTCTAGCAAGTGGAGAGATCTCGGATACACAACTTCTGGACTTGAAGTTTCATACGAGCCAGGATATGGCGAAGTTATGGTTGATCAACTTCTTGATGCAGCTCGTCTATTTAAGCAAACAATTAAAGTTATGCTTAAGACAGAGCTTACAGAGGCGACATTGGAAAATCTCCATGTTGTATTTGGTCAAGCTGATACCTACATTACATATAGTGGTTCTGTAGGAACATCAAACAATACACTTACTGTTGCAGCTAACTCAACAGCAGGTGCAACTAACGGAAAGCTTAACCTTGCAGCAGGTGCTCTCGGTGATGCTCCAGTAGAGCGTTCATTGGTAATCGTTGGAAATGCGCCAGGAAACATTGGTTCCGCAGCAGCTCCAATAGATGTATCAACCCTTACAGCTAATACCCTTCCAGGTAAAGAGCGTGTTTATGTAGCACGTCGTGTTGTTCAGGTTGAAGTAACATCTCATGCCTTGAAGCGTGACACTGCAACTGTATTCCCAGTTCAGTTCCGTTGCCTTCCAGATGACAATGATGCATATGATGGTGCCGAGTATGGTATTATCGTAGACAGAGTTTACTCTACTCTTTAATATTAAATTATTAGCATATTTGCCCTCCAATAAAAGG